CCAACAATGTTTTCTACCTTGGCATCAATTGCTGCATGGTTAGCAAAGGATGTATCATAAAAGTTAGCCAACTCATACATGTTGTATGGTGGAGTAATAACATCAAATAGGCCGTATCCATTACGATATACGGTTCCAGGATTAATCTGTTTAGATCCAGAATCCTGTCCTGATGGCATTGCATTTGCTGAATCTAAATACGCATCATCACCAACTGCCTTATTAACAACTCTTGAAACTCTTCTTTTAAAGTTTTGATCTAGTCCAGAGTATTCTTTTAAAGTTTCCCAAGACTTGATAAAAGGATCTTGGTCTTTAAAGATATCTTCTTGATCTTCTTGTGTATTTAAACTTGCACCAATGTATCTTTTTTCTTCACTCATCTAAAGCACCCCTACCAAATTTGTCAACTGTTTGCTGTGCAGCATGCCAAGCACCTAGATCGTTCATTGATGGAATTAACCCCTGCTTGAGTCTGTCCATCTGCTCTGAGTGTTCTTCATCTGTAATTCTTGTAAGTCCCGCAACAAACACGGCTTCACCATCTCCTGGGTCACCAAAGTGTTTTGCTGCAGTTTTTAGTTGTGCAATCTTAGAAATGTCACCACGCATTGACTCAATGTTGAGTACATTGCCTTCTCCGTCTGTAAACCACTTGCCAGTTGATTTCTTATATACGTACAGACCCCAGTCATACTGCTTCTCAATGACCTTTCTTCGGACATTGCTTACAATAGGCTTACCAGTTTTTTGACTAATTAATGGATTCATAACCTTTAGTATACCATATTAGACTGCAGTGACAACAGAACTTGACCACTCAACAGCATCATAAATCTTAAGTTTATCAGAGTCTAGACTCATGCCTTCACCATCATCTACAATAATCTTATTGGTTCCAATATAGGTTTTATAGATTTCTGAAGGGTTTACACCATAGGTTGAGGATGTTGATACAACTAGCATACCGTTCCACGAGTAGTTAGTCTTCCAATGCTGCCAGTCAAAGTTGGTTCCATCTTCTGTCTTAACATTTGCCCAAGGTCTTGTAATGACGCTCTGAATTTGCTGCAAGTCTGTTGCTTGGTAATAAGAAATATTATTAAATACTCCTGGGCCATTTACATTTATTGACCCCAAGAATGAGTCAAAGATTAGGGATGATCCAAAGGATATACCTATTACAGTCCACTCTTTAATTGTTAGAACTGGCTCTCTGACAATGTACCCGTTAATATAATAAGATAACCCATTGACCTCTTCTCCAGTTGAGTCGTTAACTGCGTATATTTTTGCTCTACTACCAGAAGCATTAACTGCTTTTGTATAAAACTTTATTGTTTCATTCTTGTGTCTTATTTCAAACAACTGTACTGGAGAACTTGAAAAAAGAGCGTTGTCATTTCTGTACCAAGCCTGGAAAGCACTAATACGATAATTGTTTGCAAGCGTTGTGTTTACTGGTAAGGCTACTCCACGATCTATAGAAGAAATAAAATCTCCACGAACTTCAATTCCTGAATTTTTTGTCATATAAAGGTATGGAGTGCTTCCCTTGTAAATGCTAAAAGGATTTTTAGACTTATAGTCATAATATATTCCAGACCTCTTATATGGGAACAAGTCGTTTCCAAATTTTGTACCAATAGGATTAAAAGAGTTGTCATTTAAAACTTGAGAAGCAAGGGAAAGGTTTCTTAGGTTTAGTGGCTTGGTTAATATTCCACGAATATTAAACTCAAGACGATACACAACTGCTAACTCATTAAAGTCTACAGTTTTGCTTGGATAAATAAGTGTATTGTTTACAACCTCAAATCTTGTAGTTTCCCATTGCGGATGATTGTCCATATCTAATATTTTTGTTTGTAGCGGTCTGTCTACTGTCAAAAAGTTTGCAACTGGAGAGTTTGCTCCTTCTGCAACATATTGAAATGTTATATAACTTCTAACCTCTGAATTGTCTGTATTATATATATAAGCACTTACAGATTGCTCAGCCATATCTAGATAGTCTTCCCAGCCAGTTTCAGTTGCATCTGCTAGATCAGTATAAGTTCTTTGAGATGGAGAAGCATACTGATTATACAAGTCAAGATAAGAAAAAGACTCAACGCCAATATCTGCCTGGGTAACTGTAGATGGTTCTGGATAGTCAACATTAAACTGAATAAAATCTAGATCATAGTATTCATTACCAACGTCATTTTTTACATACTGAGCAAAGTATGAAAGAGGCATATAATCTTCCCAATATCCAGAAATTCCAATATCTAGAAAGAAAGTATTGTAGGATTCATTTGCTAAAAGAGTATAACTTGCAGTGTGAACAATTAGTTCATCTCCAGAAGTAAGAATTGCGATACCATTGTCTAGAAAGTGATCTGTTAACTGAGCCTTGTTAGATGTTGTGCATAATCCAACTGTATAGATGTATCCAGAGAAAGTTTTAGTTCCCGTCTTATCTCCACCAATGTATAAGGTAAGGCCTTTTCTGCTTCCAAAAAATGTTGAAACATTTCCGCCAAAAGTATTAATAAGTTTATCTATATCTATTCCAACTGCTCTTTTTGTATTAAGAACAAGTGCATCTGTTGTATATAGAAGTTCTTGATCGTTGTTATAGGTTAGATAATATTTAACCAATAGCCCCTCTTTAATTACGCTAAGTTTATTTCCCGTCAGTGTGTCTTGAATATCAATAAGGATTTGTTCATCGGCATCAGCATCAGTTGCCTGAATTACAGAATAGATGGCGTGTACTTCGTCGTTTAATATGTCTAGACTAGAGAAGTTAATATATCCATCAATAGCGCTCCAGTCTTCATTTGGTTTCAAACACATAAACTTTGCATTTCCAACTTGAATTGCCTGATTATCATTATAAAATTCTTGCAATGTTTTTGTCTCAAGAAATATGTCTGGCAAAGCATATGTTGGTGTCTGTAGGGATGTTGCTGTTGTAACAAGATTATCAAATGTTCCCTGTTGCCATTTAGCAAAGTTTGGGTATGAATAATTTGCTGTGTAATCTGCAAAAGAGTAATCAATAAATGCAGATGTTCCACCATAGGCTGAGTTAATTCCTTCTGGTGATTCAACGCCTTGACCATAAACCCATCTACGCTTAGCAACTGTAACTGGGACCTGGTATGGATAAATTGCTACACAGTCAATTTCTATTTCTGGAACATCTGTATAAGCATAAAAACCAAGCCAGTCTTGAGAGTCTTGGTTTGCTTCATTTAGTGCTGCGGGTAAAGATATTGACTCTGTGTCAAAAGACAGGGACAAAACTTCTTCTCCATTAACAAGTAAACTTGCAGCATTTTTAATAACTCTAATATTTATTAGCATTGGTCGATACCATTCGCCAACAAAGTGTGATCTAAATGCATTTCCAATTTTTAATGTTATAAATCCAGACTCAACATATAGACCATCTGAAGATGCAATTGGTCCAAATATCTTTTTTGGCTGTGTTGCATCTGAGTTTATTCTTGCCCAGAATTCAACAGTGTACTCATTGTATCTGCCAAGTTCATTTAAGAATCCTTGACCTGGAATAATTAAAGAAGGATTTTCTCCATTTGGAGTAATCTTAGTAAGTCCTGATGCACCATACACCAACGGTATACTTGTGTTCCTTGCAAATAAAGATGTTGCTGATGCCAAATAGTATCCGCTAACATCTGTTAATCCGTATGGAAGTGCCTCAACTGCATAGTCTTGCGTTAGGGCAATGTCTGTAGGAAATGAAGAAACGGAAGTTCCAAGAGAGGTAGCATGAAATTCTTCTGCCCACTGTCCCGCACTAATACCATTAACATAAAATTCATAATCTGAAGTAGATGCTCCGCCAACAGCAGTAGCAATTTTAATTACAATCCTGAAGGTTGCAACCTTGTCTGGTATTGTAAAAGTAGAAGATATAAAAGACCACCTATTGTATATTGGATCAGTGAATGTTTCTAACTGTTGAACAACTGAAGATGTTGCTGGGTCTGTATACTCGTATCCAATAGATACAGAATTAGCATAAATACTGTTTGAATAAAAATAAGATCCAACAGAGAAAGTTCCAAGAGAAGCATTCATGTTAGAAAAATTAGTAAGGTTTGGACTAATAAGAACAATATTTCCTGGAGATCCAGATGGAACAGTACCTAGAATACTAGTTGAAAGGCTATCCTCAAATGGTGGATTTACTGCACCACTTCCAGGATCTGTATTTCTAGTTCCACCAGTTACGGTCCAAAGAGATTCAATATTTCTTTGAGCCTCTGTAATCAAACTTACATAGTCAGCCTTATCGTCAAGTGCCCACAAAACCAATGGGTGTTCCGAAAAGATCTTTTCTGCATATAAGTTTGATGGATTAGACATTGTTCTCCTATACCACTATTATAGCAGGCTAGGGACTAGTAAAACTTAATCTCACATGCGTCTGTAGAACAGTATGCCTCACCAGCAGCCTCAAGGTTTTCTACCCCATCATAAATAGCAGACCAGTCAATCTTGCCAATCTTACCTACATATGAGTTGTATTCTTCTCTTGTTATTTCTGTATAAGGTTGCTGAGGATATGTCTTATTTCCCATTGGAAGGAATGATACTGCCTTTAACTGTCCTTCGTACATATTCAGGGCTGGAGCAATAAACTTTGTCTCTTCTTCTTTGTCAAAAGAAAGGGTTACAGAAACACCATTATCTGACCAGTATTTCTGAGCAGTTGCTGCCAAACCAATTTTTTCAAATAGGCTAACTTGCTTTTCTGCACGCTTGTGTCCAGACGCTACTGGGAAATAGACTACTGATGTGTTTGCTGATACAAGGTCTGCTTCAATCTTATACCCCGCTGCTTTAAACAAATGAAGCATTGGGTCAGTATTTCCAAAGCGAATAGCACGAAGATAAAATTCTCCACCAGGACCCCAGTGAACTCCAGGGGTAGCACCAGATAGAAGTGATACAGATCCTGAAGGCTTAACAGTGGTTACACGAACTGATTCACGAACACAAAGCCATTCTGAATACTGATGGTCATAGTGACGAATCTTGTTATATCCCTCATCCATCCATTCACGAGTTGTTGGAAGTCCATAAGTATCTGCAAATGAAGCAATACCTGTTAGAGATGTTCCAATACGGCGATTGCGTTGCATAATACCGTTTGTCTGCTGCCAGTGTGTTGGCATAAGGGTTACAGTCTTTCCATAAAGGTATGCAAACTTTAATGTCTTAAGAAAATCTTCTTTAGATTCATGACGGTTTAAGTGAACTTCTACAAGAGTACAAAGTTCATAAGACTCAAGTGGTTGCTCTGCACATGGATTGAATCCCATAACACGAGCATCTTTATAATCTGGTGCATCTGCAAGTCTTCCATAATTACGAGCAACATCAAGCCAGATAAAACCTGGTTCTCCGTTATCTGCAATTAGATCTACATAGTCTTCATACTTAGTTCCAATTTCAGCAGCAATAGAATTATTACTCATCCAAGCCCAACCTGGCTTTTCTGGATCATATGAATTTCTTTCAGGAAATACTTCTGGATTTTTAAGATTAATAAAGCCTTCATCTTGTGGAACGCCAAGTGCAAGGGTAGCAGAACGACGAACATTTCCAGAAACAACACAGGTGCCAATAAGATTTACAAGGTCTACAATAGCACGGCTATCAAGGGCCTCTCCTGCTCTAGAGCCAATCACATTGCGAATCCGTGTATGGAGATCAATAAGTGGTGCTGGACCGCTTGCAACGCCTCCAAAGCCCTTAATAGGGGCACCTAGAGGACGGATAAGGTCATAGGTAAACTCTTGAATAGGCTGGTTTTGACGAAGGAATGAATTAATAAGTAATCTAACAGACTCTACCCATCCTTCACGAGTGTCTGGGATTTCATAAATAGATGCTGGCTCAGTTGGAGCATAGATAGACATTTGCTTATCTTGTCCAAGGGTATCAAACCCTACACCAATACCTAACATTAATGCATCCATTACCCAAGCAAAAAGAGCACCTGGATCATTACGATCAATGTCTCTTGTTGAAACCATAGCGCAGTTTTGAAGGGATGCAGAGTTACGCTTCTCCATAGTCATGGGAGTTCCGAATGCCCAGAGACCACGACCTGGTGGAGTCCACTTCAATTCAAACATTCTTTGGAATGCTTCTTGAGCAGACTTCTGAGCCTTGTTATCATTCCATGGTAGACGATTATCTTTAGCATGGTTCTTTTGAACTGAGTACATACCCTCAATTACACGACGGCAAACCTCATGCCAGCGTTCCTTTGTCCCGTCTTCCTTAACACGAGAATATGTACGAATAAACGTTACCTCTCCCAACGAGTTAGATCCTGCATCTGAGAATCCAAATGGTGCTGGAATGCTTTGATATTTATTTACAAATTCTTCTGATAGACGAAAAGAGAATACGCTTTCTGACATTTATTATGTACCTTTCAAAGTAAAATAAGATAAGTACTTCGTAATTTGCGAAGTAGTCTTAAGTATAGCACAAATTTAAAAAGAAAAACACGCTCAATAAGAGCGTGTAAATCTTTACTTTATAGTTAGTGCTTTAGTTTTTAAAAAGCACCCATGATTGTCATTGTTTCAATATCAACTTCATATCCATTAGCATCAAGTGTTGTAAATACATCTGAACGAACTTTTGTAAGTCCAACAATTGTTGTAACAGTTGCACCTGAAGCAATTGATGTTGAACCAAGTGTTGGAGCAGAATATCCTGAGACAGTTCCCCAAGAAGTTGAAGTTCCATCAGTTGTAAGATACTTGCCTGAGTTACCAGACTGTGCTGCAATTAGATCAGTACCATTGTACTTTAAAGTCTTGCCTGATGCAAGATTAATGTGCTCTGATGAAGTCCAAGAATCTGTAGAATCAACCCAGTTGAAGGTTTTATCAGTTGCGCCCTTAAGTGTGATACCTCCGCCATCAGCAGTTGTATCAGTAGGGGTTGTTGTGTCTCCAAGAACAATATTTTTGTCCTCTACAACAAGGTTAGTTGAGTTAATGTTTGTTGTAGTTCCGTTTACGGTCAAGTCACCAGAAAGTGTTAAGTTTGCTGCAGATACTGTCCCTGTAAATGTTGGATCTGCAAGAGGAGCCTTAGCATCCATTTGGGTCTGAATTGCCGAAGTAACTCCATTTACGTATCCAATTTCAGTTGATGAAACATCACCAATTGAAGTTGTTGAAGGAAGTACTACTGTCCCAGTAAATGTTGGTCCAGCAAGATCTGCTTTAGCAGAAAGGCTTGTTGAAAGACCATCAATCTTAGACTGAGCAATCGCTGCAGATGCATTAATGTCACCATCAACAATTGTGCCATCAGCAATCATTGTTGAAGTAATTGTTCCTGTTGGTGCAGAGAATGTTCCAGTAAATGATGCATTGTTTGCTGGAGCCTTGGAATCAATCTGTGTCTGAATTGCTGAAGTTACACCGTTAAGGTATCCAATTTCTGTGTCTGAAACATCAGTAACTCTGAGTTGAACTGTGCCTGTTTCATCTGGAAACGTAATAGTACGGTCTGCTGTTGGATCTGTTACCTGAAGAGTAGTCTCATATGAATCAGCGGTAGCACCTTCAAAAGTAATACTTGATCCAAATGCTGGGTTTACTGTTGAGTTAATATCAATAAAGTAATCAAGGTCTGCCCAGTGATTTGTTCCATCACCAATCTTGAACTTGTTTGTGTCTGACTCCCAGCCCATTTCTCCAGCATTTAATATTGGGTTAGCAGAAGTCCACTGAGAAGCAGTACCTCTGCGCTGTTGCATTCTTGTTGCCATTTATAGTCTCCTTAGTTAAGTATCTTAGATAATTATTTTACATTATTTTTAATAATTAACTATATGTGGTAATTATATCAGATAATTAATTAAAATTATCTATTGCAGTTCCACCATCATAAGTGGCCTCAAATGATGCTGTGTTATATAGTCCAGCACTTACAAGAACACCTGGTTCATTGTATGAGCCACCACTAATAAAAGTACTCACAATAAGTCCAGATCCGTCAATTGCTGTATCGTGAATATGGTCTGTAAGTGTTTCTGCATCTTCTAGAGTTGCAATAGCAACCCATTCAGAACCGTAGTAAACATGGACTCGTTCTGTTAGTGTATCAAACCAAAGATTTCCATTTGATGGAGATGTTGGGGCTGTTCCACTAACGGTAACTCCTGCTGATCCTGCAACAGAGTCAACATATAGTTTTGTTGTTGCATGTGTGTTTTCAGTAGGAGTGCCAACTGTGACAGCCTGACCAAAAGTACCGCCTTCGGCTACTGCTAGCCCGTGCTTTACCTTAAAATCTCTATTAGTAGTTGCCACAGTTGACTCCCGTCTCTAATTATGCTTCGATGTAGGTCTTGCTTACCTTAACGGCAGTGTCTGCTGCTGCTGCGGTAACTTGTAGAAGAACGTTTGGTGCTGAATAAACGGCATTTGTTGTTCCTAGTTCACCATTGCTTTGTACATCTGCGTACTCTGTTAGATAAACATTGTTTGCTCCGTCTACGGCTACAAGAACTTCAATAACTTCAATGTCGCCACCTGCATTTTTTAATTGAACAACATACTTGGCAGCAGAATATGTTGCTGCTGAGAATGTATCAATTGTTGTTGCTGAAGTTCCAGCGGTTGCAGTTGCAGATCCAACAAGAGCATCTGGAAGTGCAACAGATGTTGCAGTTGCTGCACCAAGGACTGGAGTAACAAGAGTTGGTGTATTAGAAAATACTAGAGCACCAGTTCCTGTTTCATCTGTAATAACTCCTGCGAGTTCTGAAGATGTTGTTGCAGCGAGTGCTGAAATCTTACTTGATGTATAAACACCATTTGTTACTGTTGCAGCATTTCCTGTGTACTCTGTTGCTGATAGAACCTGGGTTCCATTAACCTTCAATACCTTGCCAGAAGCAAGATCAAGGTGCTCAGAAGAGGTCCATGAATCAGTTGCATCTACCCATGAGAAAGTCTTATCTGTAGCACCCTTAAGAGTAATACCACCACCGTCTGCGCCTGCATCTGTTGGTGTTGCTACTGAACCAAGTGTAAGGTTCTTGTCATCAATTGTGATTTCTGTTGAGTTAATTGTAGTTGTTGTACCATTAACTGTTAGGTCCCCTGAAAGAACCAAAGATGTACCAGTTGCAGCACCAATGTTTGGTGTTACAAGTGTTGGTGTGTTAGCAAAAACAAGTGCTCCAGTACCAGTCTCGTCAGAAATAACTCCTGCCAATTCTGCTGAGGTTGTTGCTGCAAAAGCATCCAACTTATTATTTGTAAGAGCAACAGTACCTGAAGCGTCTGGGAAAGTTATTGTACGGTCTGCTGTTGGATCAGTTACTGTAAGTGTTGTTTCATGATCATTTGCTGTAGCACCCTCAATAACAATGCTTGCGTCTGAAATTGTAAGTCCTGAAACTACTGGGCTTGTAAGAGTCTTATTTGTAAGTGTTTGTGTATTTGTTGTTCCGACTACCGCACCTGTTGCGCCGTGTGCTTCTGTTGCTCCTGTGTGGGTTGTAAGATCTGAAGAAGCAGCCTTAGCATTCAATTGTGTTTGGATTGCTGATGTTACGCCATCTACATAGTTAAGTTCTGTTGTAGAAAGTGTTGCACCATCAAGAATGTTAAGTTCTGTTGAAGTTGCTAGAAGTGCAACATCTTCGTTAACCTTTGGTGATGTTAAAGTCTTGTTAGTAAGTGTCTGTGTATTAGTTGTTCCAACTACCGCACCTGTTGCACCATGTGCCTCTGTAAGGTTTGCATGTGTTGTAACATCTGAAGTAAGTGCTACTGTACCAGTTGCATCTGGAAGTGTAATTGTACGATCTGCAGTTGGGTCTGTTACTGCAAGTGTTGTTTCATAGTCATTTGCTGTTGCACCTTCGAATTCAATGCTTGAACCAAATACACCAACTGCTGCTGGGGCTTGCCATTCAACACCATATGTAGCACTTGAGTTTGCTGTAAGTACTTGACCATTGGTACCAATACCAAGGCGTGCTACTGCATCATCTGCACTACCAACAATCAAATCACCTTTAGCGTCAACGACACCTGCTGTGATAATGTTCTTTCCATTAACGGTCGCAGTTGATCCCTCAACTACAAGTCCCGCTTTTACTCTAAAATCTTTTGTTACTGTTGCCATTTTATCTCCTTAGTTAGGCCTTTAACCCAATACGCAAATAGCGCAAGGTTATTGGTGTTTGCCCACCCACTGGAACTACAGTTAGTGAAACTGTATCTCCTGCTCTAGACACGGAGATGGTGCCAATATTCCCATCATTGTCTACTGTTCCATACTCACTGACGCTTACATCTGTATTGTCAGGAACAATGGTTAATTCTGTGGCCCAGTATTTATTTGCGCCTCCAGAAGTCTTTTTAATTGAGACCAGGTATTTTACTGATCTCCATTCGCTTGCTAAAAAGTTATCAAAGATTGTTGAGTTTTCAATGCCGTTAATTGTAACTTCATTGTTACCATCTGAACCAAGGTCTGTTGATCTTGCAGAGGTACTGTCAATTAAATCCTCATAGTTTGCTTGAGTTGGACGGTCTCCAGTCTGAAACAGAGACTTTATGCTTGAGATTGATAATTTAGCCATGCTTGAATTATATCATATATTTCAAAGTATATAGTTAGAGAAACCAATAACCTGCAAAGGAATTGCTGGTATATTTCCAAGAGATGTAGGGATCTGAATTGCAGTAAATCTTATTCTAAATGGGAGAATAGAATTTATACTTACTCCACGAGTTTCTTCAGTAACTTCTACCGTTGGAAAAGATACCTTTTCAATAACCCTTGTAAAAACTGGGGTATTGCCATTTATGACAACTGAAGCCATTAGTTTGTAACATCCTCAAGGAGAGTAATCTTCCCTTGAGCAACTGTCCAAACAAGCGTGTTCTGTGGAAGACGTAATTCAATATCAAAAATATCATTTGTTGCCAACTGTGCAGTTTGTGCAGCAGTTAGATTAACCTTAAACTCACCATCAGCATCTTCTAGATCTTGCTCTGGGTTAATTGTAAAAATTAGAGTTGCAGTATCTGTAATTACCTGTGGGTTAACTGGAGTGGTTGGTCTTTTAAATTCCGCTTCTATAGTCCAGTCAGGGATGTTTAGAGGCTGCTTAGCATCATCTGTTAGGTAAACCCTAAAAGAGGCTGTATCGCCTTTTACAATAGTCCAGTTAACAAACGGTGGCGCTTCACCAATATCGTATGTAGATGCGCCTTGACCTCTATAAGTTGCCATTATGCCAAACCTGCTTTCAGTGATCCCCAAGAGCCATTGCCCTTTGGTTGTCCTACTAGTAATATACCTGTTGAGGCATTTTTCTTTAACACTACCGCCACTACTCCAGAACCTGTTGCTGGAATTGTTGCTGTTAGTCCACCACCATTAGCAACGTATATTTTATCTCCAACATTATAAGAATTAGTATTAATATTTGAAAATACTCCAGATAGTAAAACAACTCCATCAGAACTATTTGATATCGCTGTTGTTGCTAATCCAATTACTGGGAATGTTGTTAAGTCATCTGAGTCACACTTTGCTACTCTTGGTTTTGATGTTCCATACCCTGAAATATAAACTGGGTCACCTTTAGCAATAGAAGATCCACTGTTATTTGTAACTTCAAGGGTATGGTAAGCGGGACCAACAGTTCCAAGCAATGATTCAACTGTTTCAGCCAATGACTGTATATCCTCGTGAACATTAACTGGATCACTGGATAGTGGATAAGGGATATCGTAGTTTGCTGTTGAACCTGTAGCCATAGTATTTACCATTATACCACTTCATACTTAAGGTTTTATAACAATTTAATAAAAATGTCAAAAGTTGGACTTTTGGGGCAAAAACATGTTATACTTGGTAGTAACACCAGACAACTGGTGCTTTTGTTTCTAGGAGGTTTATTTTATGAGAAGAGACAAGATGGCTTGGATTGGAATCCTATCGTTGGTTGGAGTACTTGCACCTGTAAGTAATTCTGCCAATGCTGTAACAAATACAACTGAAAATAATTTATTGAGTAATACGTCCTTGACTATTCCTGCCGACCCTAAGTCGGCTTTTTTGGTTTCTAAGCCAAAGAAACAGATTATCTTGGAAAAGTATATGAACGCAACTACTTTAACAGATTATGACTTGATTCAATTATTGAAGGCTGTAGGCTTTACTGGAAAGGGTCTAAAGACTGCTTGGGCTGTAGCCAAGGCAGAGTCAAACGGAAGACCTTTTGCCTTTAATGGAAATGCTAAGACTGGAGACAGTTCTTATGGGGTATTCCAAATAAATATGATCGGAGATCTAGGACCTGATCGTAGAGATAAGTTTGACCTAGATGCTAATGCTGAGTTGTTTAGCCCTGTCAAGAATGCAGAGATTGTATTCCATATGACTCAGGGTGGAACAAACTGGAAGTCTTGGAAACATGCCAAGCCTGTTCAGTATCAAAGATGGCTAAAAAAGTTCCCTAGCCAATACAATTAAATAGCAAAAAAATAACCCCTACTTTAATCGGTAGGGGTATTTTTTTTACTTAGTTTATTCGATTGGAGAAGTTTCTGGTTGTTCAAACACACCATCGCTATAAGATAGACCAATGTGTGCACGATTATCGCTGTCTTCTACGTATTCCACGCATACTTTTCCAGTAACTTCTTGAGCAATTTCTAGTGTATCAGCAGAAATAATATTTTCTACAATACCGTTCTCAACAATTGCAAAGTTTGCCATTTTATCTCCTTAGAATTTCAGTACGTAGACAGCGCCACCAGCACCGCCACCGCCATTATAGTTATTTTCTGTAGAACCACTTCCACCATTTCCATAAGGAATTGTACTTGATCCAGATACCCATGGAATTCCATAAGTAGCATTTGGAGTATCTCCACCATTAACACCGTTAGGTGATCCACCAGTTCCTGATGATCCTGGAGAACCACCATTTCCACCTGTACATGTGTATCCTGCAAAAGTTGTTGTTCCTCCGCCAGATCCACCACCGTTGACACCACCGCCACCGCCACCTGATCCGATTACAACAGGCATAGAACTTGTAAGAGAAACTATTGCATTTACAATGCCACCAGATCCTCCTCGTCCTCCAGTTCTTGGTGGTGGAGAAGAATATCCTCCTCCTCCGCCTCCAGCACCGACAATAACTGTATATCCAGTTCCAGTGTTATTGTAAGTTTGAGAAGATGTTAAAATTTGAAGAGTTCCTGATGTAGAACTTATTCTTGAAGATGTTTGTGTAACAGTAACTGTTGTTGTATTTACGTTTGATACAAATATTAATAGATCACAATCTTGACCAATATTTGCTGTTATAGTGGTTGTGCTAGAAGCAGAATAAACAAGAGTGTTTCCAGAATATAAGTAAATACTTGTTGTTGGAGTTGAGCCAGCAGTACCTAAAAATGTCCAAATACCTTGACTAAAAGTTCTTGAAATACGGTTAGCAGTGTTTGCAGTAGGTGCAATAATGTTAAACGTATTTAAAGTTGATGTGCTTGCTACTGGAAAAACTGCTTGTGCCATTATGCTATCTCCACTCCACTAATGTGAAAGTTAACGCTTGTTGCTGATGCTGAACCTTCAATAAGGTCTGCTGCTGCAAGAACTTGCTTTAGATCAAAGAATGCTGATGAGTTAGCAGCGATTGATGCTCCGCTGATAACATCTACACCATCAAGTTTGATTGTGAATGTTCCTGCTGATGCTGCTGTATTTGTAACAACAATATTTGTAACTACCGCTGTTGTTGCTGAAGGTACAGTGTATAGTGTTGTATTACTTGTTGCTGCTGCTGTTCTAGCAAGAGCCTTTGATGTTGTTGCCATTTGTTATACCTCTTTTGTTAGCCGTGTCCCGCTTTTATCGTAGATCACGTATAGTGTAATTATACACTATTTTAATATCTTAAAACGTAAAGAACTCCTTGTGTTCCAGCACCTGATACTCCTGGCCCTGCTCCACCGCCACCACATGATCCTCCACCTGCGCCATAACCAGAACCAGCACCACCGTTAGCACCTGCACCGTTGCCACCAGTTCCGCCAGTACCAATACCACTTCCAGCACCAGGTTGACCACCGTAACTTCCACCACCACCAGTAGAACCATTTTTAACATATGCTAGAGGAGAGGTTGCTGTACCAGCATTATTTGCTCCACCAGTACCACCATTGCCTCCAGGGGTATTTGTTGGAGCACCTGACGCAGTACCGCCACTTCCTTGATACACCCCACCACCAGCACTCCACCCAGCAAAAGTGCTAGTTCCGCCATTAGAAGTTCCGCCAGGGCTTGTACCAGCACCTATAACTACGGGCATTGATCCAGTAAGAGTTACTGCTCCAGAACATATAGCCCCTGATCCACCACCAGCGTTACCATAAATACCATTTGTTCCGTTACCACCGCCACCAACAAGAACGGCAAATGCTCCATTTACAGCAGTTCCTGTATAAGTAGAAGTTGTTGTGATAGTGTCAAGTGTTCCGCTAAGGGCTGTTGCTGTTAAAGCGTTACCAATTTTTGTAATTGTAACTGAAATATTTGAACCAGTATTAGTGACTACACGAATGCTTGTTGCCGCTGTGCCAAGATTAACTGTTACAGTTCCAGAAGATGTTGAAACTGTAGTAATTAAAGATGAGCCATTCATAAAATCAACAGTTGCTATAGTTGAAGATACACAAGTAACAGTATATATTCCAGTACTTAGAGGTACTGTTGATAAATATAGTACCCCTGCTGATGCTGCCGTAAGAGTACTTGCGTTAATTGTAGATATAGATGGTTCTGGGAATATTGTAGTTGCCATATTAGAACCTTAGAATATAAACTATTCCAGCACCACCAGGCTGTCCACCACCTCTAGATGATGCTCCACCGCCACCACCACCTGATATTGTTCCTGCGGTTACGTTAGTGTATTCTCCACCACCCTGACCGCTAGTTCCGATATAATTTGATTTTGTCATATAAGAATATGGAGATAAGTTTACTCCACCCGATCCACCTGTTCCATATGGAGACCCACCTCCACCAACGCTTCCTCCTGCACTACCATTAGGGGATCCTGCAGTTCCTCCAGCAGATGCTCCGCCAGTACCGCCACCACCACCACCAGTACATGTAAATCCTGCAAAAGTAGTACTTCCACCAGTGCCACCAGGAGCGGTTCCTCCAGCACCAATTACAATAGCCATTGAGCCAGTAAGTTGAACAATTCCAGATCTAAATCCTCCAGAACCTCCACCTCCGCCACCACCATATTGCTGATTTGAGTTTCCTCCACCGCCACCACCACCAGCCATCAAGAAGTATGCATATCCTGATGTTGATGTTCCTGTGTAAGTAGAAGATGAAGTAATTGTGTCAAGAGTTTTGTTTAGTGTATCACTTAGTGCTGAAGCAGTTAGTGTTATTGTTACAACAATATTGCTTCCAGTATCAGTCCAAACAACCACCTTTGTTGCTGCTGTTGCTAGATTATATGAAACAGAACCACTTACAGTTGTAGCAACACCAATTGAAACTGTATCAGAAGAAAAAAATTCTACCTTAGCGATTGTTGTTGAAGTGCACGTAATTGTATAAATTGCTGGTGTTAGTGGTAACGCTGCTCCATATGCTACAAAAGGGGAAGCACATGTAATAGATGTTGCTGATGGACCTGATGATCCTGAACTAACTACTACGGGAAATACCGTTGTTGCCATTTATTACTCCTATATGTCAGATGCTATCCAAGATGTTGTTACTTCATCCCAGGTATATTTTTGTCCTTCTTGAACTGGCATCTCTATTGGTGCTTTCCATAATTTTTCTGTATAGTCATAAACCCATGAAGCGTAAGGTGCTGGGGCAATATAAGCATCTGCTGTAGCATCCCAATACCAGTTAATTCCTAAAGGGTTTTCTTCTGTATATTCAAGGCATGTTAGCCCTGTAAGTTCTTGTGCAATTTCTAATGAATCTGCTACGATTGCGTTAACGACTGTGCCGTTTTCAATTACCGCATAATTTGCCATTACTTACTCCTTATTTTGGTTTTGTATTCTCGCTTTTATCGTGAATCACATATAGTGCTATTATACACTATAATTATTTTATTATGTCACTTTCCAGGTTGCTGTTTCTTCATCTAGTACCCAAGATGGATCTAGTTGTGGTGGAATAAATCTTTCATTTTCTTCATCCCAGAAATATCCAATTCCAGCAAAATTC